ATTCTTCCGAACTAATTACAAGTAAATCTCAATTCCAAAATTATGTTCCGAGTTCATTAACAACAAGTACTACAAAGACCTCATTTATAAAATCTATAAGAGCACTTCTTACATATATTAACTTATTACATGGTTATGATGCTGTGGAGAAATATAATGAAATTCTTGAGAAAAAGATAATACCTACCTTTTCTAATAACTTACATAAATTATTTAAGGAAGTAGCAAAAGTTAAAGGTTTTGAATTAGAAGATAAAAAGGGAATATATGAAGAAATTATAGAAAATAGTAAAAAATTATTCCCTGCTGATATGAAAAGTTCTTGGTTCGGTACTAAAACTGATTTTGAAGAAGTGTATAACATTTTAAATTCTTTATTAGAAGGAGATGCGGAAGGTGAAACAGTATCTTCTAAAGAAAAAATGATTGAAATTTTAAGTAATGATATAGATATGATTGCTAAGGATTCTACTGATAAATATGCTGCAATTAGAAAATACTTAATTAAGAAAAAGATTTTAAATCTACCAGAACCTCCTATGAAAATAATGGTTGGTGAAGTACCACATATCTTAGATACAAATACAAATACTCAAACTCTTGATGGTGAACTTATTTACCATCCATTTGAAAAGAACAAGGCTAAAGGTTCACAAGGTATATTAATTGATAGAGAAAGACCCCACACAACAAGTTTAAGAAAATTATTAGGTGATGAATAATGAAAATAGAAGACCAAGTAGATTTAAACACCTTCTCTGAAGATACAAGAAATACATTAGTGAGAAGGGCGATAAAAAATGCAACTAATGAATTAAGTGACACAGTGTTAAAAAATTTAAAAGAATTAATACTAAGTGAAATTGAATATAAAGAATTAACTTTAAAAAAGGTTAGTAATTTTCTCAAAAGAATTTATATGTGGGCAGAAGAACATGATGAAATCTTCAATAAAAAAGAAGGTATGGTTAGTCAGTTTTTGTATGATGGAAGAGAAATGGGTAGTATTGTAGATACTGAAAATAGAAGTAGAATGAGACCATTGGTTGTAGCGGCTATAAATAATGCTAAAAGAATAACATTAACAGCATTGGCTTTAGAAGATAAAGATAATATTCTCTCGGCCTTAAAAGAAGCATTAGATAAGAAAGGTAGTAGAAGTAAAATTATTACTCCTATAATGACACCTGAAGAAAGAACAGCACTAAGAAAGATAATTAGTTTATTAGAAGGTATGTCTGATGAGGATATTAAAGAGGCTAAAAAAATTACCTTTGAAGGTTTAACAAAACTTGAAAATTCTTTAGTTAATATTAGTGTTATGCCTGCTAAAGCGAGGGAAGAATACTATGATTATTGGCGAGGAATTGAAGATAAATTTAAAAAATTTACAGAAGTATTGGGTGCAATTTCACTAATTGAGACCGAAATGGCTGATGCTTGGGGAGGTAACTTCAGAATGAAAGGTGACGAACATAAGAAAGATGATAAGGACTCTTATGATACCGAAATTGAACTGTTATTAGGTGAAGCATTATTACCTTCATATATTATAGAATGTACGCCTATTACTATAAAGGATGCAGATGATAATAAGGTGGCATTAAGATTGGTTGAGGATTATTTAGGACTAATAGGTAAAGAAATACCATTAAAGTTTATTGATATAAAAGAACAGGTTACAGAACAACAGAGAAGTTCTATAAGAGAAGACTATGATGCTGAAGGTGATGGTAGTTCAACATCTTTTGACCCCACAATAGGGGATGAATTAACAGATGATATAGAAGAACAATTGGAAAGAGCAGAAGCACTTTCTAAAGAAAAAGAGGTAGACCCTATATTTGCAATATTAATTAATAATAATTATATTTCTGGTGAATACGATACAAATATTCTTAACATAGCAAGAGAAGAAATTAGAAATAAACTTAACTATGAAGATTTAGGTGTATTACAACAAGAAATTGAAAATGTTGTAAATGAAGATATTGATGATTTCTTAAATAAATATGAACAAACTTTGCGTCTAACTGAAAGTTCTGATACTTTCTATTTCCCATGTATGGATAGTAACGATATAGTATCATTTTTTAATAGAACTAAAGGTACATATAAAGTATCATATTTAGTCAAGGGAGAAGGAGAAAAAAGGGTTGCCCATAGAACAAGAGATTTTAATAAATATTCAGAAGCAGTAGATTTCATAAATGAAAATACAATAAAATTCTTTAGTAGACTCGCAAAAGCAGTAGAATTAGAACATGGTATTGCTGCTTTACCAACAGGTCCTGTAATTCCAAGAGGATATAATGTAAAGGGAGGAAAAAACCCAACACCAAGAACACGATTAGGTGGGGTTACTGCTGCAACTCCTACTAAATTACCCACAGTTAATCCTAAACTAATGAAAGAAATGAAACCTTTAATGAAACTTGTTGAAGAATATCACATTAAACCATTAACAGGCAATAAGATATTATTAGAAGATGTTCCTGAATTTTATTCTTCAAAGGCATTTAGAGATTTTCCCCTTTTATTAACAAGTAGTAATGTAAACCAAGCAAGGAAGGCTATGACAATGGGTGCTACCCCCGTAGTATCAGAAAAACATTATGAAGATTTAAACAAATTTCTTAAATTCATAAAATATCCTGATTCCATAAATTATAGTGACACTGTAAAAGAAAGGTTTGAAAAGGGATTAAATGCATATAATAATTTTTGGGCACACGCAGATTCAATTGTTGATAATGATAAAATATTACCTCAAATAACTAGTGATGCTGAAATAGTTTTTGGTAATAGTCTATATGAAATTGCTATGGCAACATTAACACCTAAAGAAGTAGAGGAGATAGATTTTGAAGATTCACCTTTACCGTTTTGGAATAAAAAAATGAAGAAGGAAAATCCTTCAATTGAAACTTTATTAGTATTAATAGAATCCGATGAATGGCAAACCTTTGTTGAAAATTCGTTTGGGATAAAGAGACAAAATGATATACTAATATACAATTTAAAAGAAACTGATATGAAATTAACAGGGGATTTGACCCATGCTATATTAAATGCTTCAGATATGATAAGAAAGATGAATGGAAAATCTGTATATTATGCTAATTTAGATATAAGTGATACGGATGATATTTCTTATGTTATTGATTTAATAGAGAAGGAAGATAATATTGACATATATGGTATTGATATTTATAATATTTTAAAGAGTCAATCTTCTTTTAATGATATTGCGGATAAAAATAGTCTTTCATCAGAAATAATTTATAAAATTAAGGGGTTGTTTAGATGACAGAAAAAAGAGAACCTAATCCTATAAATAAAATTACATTTGATATTATATCAGATATGGTTGATGAAACAGAAATGTTAAAAAAATTAAAAGATGATTGGGGATTTATTAGACACCCAAGAAGTCATCCTGATAGAGATGTAACATTTAAGTTACCAAAAAATATTTTTTATATCGCTATAATTACATCCCCTGAAAAATGGAAAGGTAAAATTGCAGGATATTGTGGGATAGGTATTAGTGATGACTTGCTTATAGATTCTGGGGCATATACATTAGGTGGTCCAGCAGCAGGTGTTGAAAGAGAAGGTTATGCAGTAGATGTGAGAGATAATAAAGTTTATACTCAATTAAGAGAAAAAAGAAATGATGCGGCTGAGAGTCTTAGTAAAGATAAGGGAATACCTTTTTTAGTTTTACTTAAAGCAAGTAGAGCAGCAAATTATTATATGGGTAGAGGTTATATTGAACATTCACAAAATATTCCTGAATGGGCAATTAAAACAATGGAAAAATTTCCGGATAAAGAATGGTATGTTTATAATGAAAATGATGCTGCTATGAAGAAGGCTTGGGATATATTAAAACGAGGTAAATTAAGCCAAACAGGTAGAAATCTTATAGATAATGCGATGTCTGATGGTGAAGAAAGAACTGCGAAAATGATACTTGATAGAATACATACTATAATAGAGGAAACTAAATCATCATATTATAGTATACCAACTCCGGGTGAAATTCAACAATATTTAAAAAGCCAAACTAAGTATGTTATTATTAATAGAAGTAAGAAAGGAAATTCTTATATATTGAAGAAATCTGGAGATATATTGAAAGGTAAAAGAATGAATAGTAGGGCTGAACCTATTATTGATAAAATAATGGCTCATGGTAAAGAGAGAACAGCAAAAGAAATTATAGATGAACTTTATGATTATATAGAAAATCATAACAAGGGAACAGGTCAGAAACTGACATTTCAAATAGTACCATCCCCACATGAGATGGCATCTTATCTAATACGAAATAATAATTATATAAACAGAAAAATTTATCTAAAGGGGAAATTAATCACTTTATATGCTAAAGAGGAATGATTTAAATGACTGACTTCTTAACCGAGATGGACTTAAAAATGTCCAAAGAAAGTTTCCCCTATTTCTTTGAGAAAGTATTAGGATATGAATTAGCAGACTTTCATCAAGAATGGTTAGACCTTGTAAATAATACATCACGAACAGTAATCATTTGCTCAAGAGACCATGGAAAATCAGTATTCTTTCATTCATGGTGTGTATGGCAGTTATGTTTTCAAGAACCTCCATATCAAATGTTATATATTTCCTCAAACCATAAACAGACAATGGTTCATATGAAAGATATGGATAGAATGTTTACTAATATACCACAATTAAAAAGATTTAAACCGAGAGGTGGTTGGGCTGTGGGTGCTATGAGATTAACTAATGGTAATGAAATATTAGAGCGTTCTGTTGGTTCTCAAATTCGTGGTCTTCACCCCCAAGAAATTATTATTGATGACCCCTTGAAAGAGTTTAGTATGACAGCAATACAAAGGGTAACTGATTGGTTTTGGGGAGATATGATTCCTACACTTCATCATACAGCATCATTAAGAATGGTCGGAACTCCCTTCACATATACAGATATATTCGTACAATTAGAAGAGAACCCTGCTTATACAGTTGCCCGATACCCTGCAATTAAACAAGATGGAACAGCACTTTGGCCTAACCGTTGGAGTCTTGAAATGCTTGAAGAGAGGAAGATGGAAATTGGCGCATCAAAATTTACAAGAGAATACATATGTGTTCCTATCAGTACCAACACTATGCTTTTTGCACCTGACGCAATTAAAGCGTGTAAAAATTCCTATGCTTCGCTTGAGAGCGTTGCGAGAGAGGGTTTTCAATATTATATAGGATATGACCCTGCTATTTCTGCAAATGGTGATTATACTGTAATGATGGTCTTAGAGGTTGATGAGAATATGAATAAACAGGTTGTGCATATGTTGAGAGCGCAAGGATTAGATTTCCGAGAACATATACAACATATCATGGAACTATGTAGGAGATACAGACCAGAAATAGTAATGATAGAAACAAATACATTTGCTAAAGCCTTTGCTATGGAATTGAAAAGTATATCCGATTTCCCTGTAAAGGAATTTACAATGAGTAGAAAGAAGAAAGAAGAAATTATTCTAAATCTTCAAATGAATATAGATAATGGTAAAATTGTTTTACCAACACAAAATGAAAATTCAAGAGGTGTGACAAATATGATAGTACAAGAATTAGGGGCATTTGGAATTAACGCACATGGTAAAATAGAAGGAGTAGGGGCGCATGATGATATAGTAATTGCATTGGCTTTGGCTAATTATGCTACTAAGACTTTCACCGATACCTTTTTAGATATAGATAGTGGTGGTATGTTTAATTCCCCCACACCGTTAGGTAATAAAGGAGGTGCTTTTCATGGTATTAATTTTTAAAGAAGATGTTGATGTTGAAGAATTAGAAGAAAATGTTAGGCAAATTAAAGATGCTGAAGATAAAAAAGAAGCATTAGACCAAACGGTTGCACCCGTTAAGGAGAAGATTCAACAACAGTTTGGAGAGGATGAAAATCTTAAAAGTGAAGATATTAATAAATGGTTAGATACTCAATATGGAAATGAGGTAGATATTCTTAAGGATATTTCTAAAAATTTAAGTATTAATCTAACGGAGGCTTCTACTTATATTACACCAATGCCTGTTGAGCCTATTGTTTCTGATAAAAATATACCAGATTTAGTTAAAGAACTAAGAGGTATTAGAAGAAAACTTAAGGGTAATTCAAGAGATAGAATATCAAAAGGTATAGACCATCTCATTTCTGCATATGAAGCATATCTACAAAAATCATTAGATTCAGTATATTGGTTAAGACCTTATCAATCAGGATTTAAAAGGATAGGTTATAACCCATCCCAAATCCAAAAACTGTATAATATAAAAAGTGGAGAAACACGAGCAAATATTATAGAGTTATGTTGTAAAATGTGGGAAAGCGATTTAGAGAAAAAGAGTTTAGATTACGGAACTCAATATTCTAATAATCATAATATACTATTAGAGGGTAAAAAGGAATTGAGAAAAATTCTAAAAGATATACCCCATCAATCCATTAGAAAGACAAAGAAAGAAATGGTTGAAAAATCAGTCAAGGAAATTTTAACTAATACACAAGGATTATCTTCTAATGAAATACATTCCCGTTTAAGTAAAGGACATTCTAAAATATCAACACCTCAATCTATTTCAAAGACATTAATGAAGATTGGGGCAACGAAAGTAGATGATGAATACTACTTAGTTAAACATTTAATTAAGAAAGACCTTTATTCTTATGTTGCTGGATTCATTGATTCTGATGGTTATATTACTATGGATGCTTCATTAGCACCGAGAGTAGGATTGATAGCAACAGGGAAGAGAGGAAAGGCATTCTTTCAAGAATTAGAAAGTGAACTAAAATGCGGTAGACTACATTTAGACCAAAAGGTAGGTGAAAATAGTAGAAGCCAACATAGACTTAATTTTTATAGTCAAAATGATATTGGTACTATATTAGAGAAATGTATTCCTCATCTTAGAATGAAGAAAAAACAAGGTAAATTAATCCAAGAGGCTATTAGAATTAAGAAAAATTATAAGAAGACAGAATGGGCAAAACCAAGACTCAATGAAATATTTAAATTAATTAAATATGAGAATTGGAAGGACTCAAGAGGGCAGGGTGCAAGAGAATTTGAAAAGCATGATATTGACCCAGAAGTAGTAGTTAAATACCACGACAATTGTAAAATGAATTTGATGGACAGTCTTGAAAGTGGGGTGGAATGATGGGCGTAAAAGATTATATAGGTAATTTAATAAGGAGAAAAACCCCTGTACCACTAAATAAAGATGTTTATAATTTAGGTATACAAGAAAAAAGAAATGTTCAACATATTATCGGACCTGTTTTATACGATGTAGCAAATCAATCCACTATTGTAAGAACTTGTCTTACTCAATTAAAGACAGAAATATTTAGGAGAGGATATGAATGGAAAAAATCCTTCTATAAAATATGTGAGAAGTGTGAAACCAAACATGAAAAGGAAACTGAAGTTTGTAGGAATTGTGGAGATACTCGTTTAAGATTACCTTCTAACGACCAGAAAATATACGCTGAAAAATTCTTTGAAGGATATATTAATAAATCGGAACAAAGATTTATTGATGTATTAAAACAATTAGAATCAGATTTGAATATTGCTGATGATGCATATTTAGTATTAGTTAAAGAATATTATTTAGATAGTGATGGTAATGTTGCCCTACATAAAATTAAAGAAATGTATAGGGGTGACCCATTAACTATGTATATTGATATTGATGAAGAAGGTGATAGGGGAGAGGCTCATTGGACTTGTTTAACACATAGAGAAGTTTATGATGATGACCCTATGGGTAAGTGCATGGAATGTGGTAGTAAATTACACCCTATTTATTATATTAATAGAGTACATGGTAAAGACCAATACTTTGTAAAGGGAGAAGTTATGCATATAAGTAAATATAACCCATCAAGATTATACGGTTTCTCGCCTATCTTAACTCTTTGGAGTCACATAACAACTTTGATTGCTATGGAGAATTATGTTAATACATCTTATACTAAAGCAAGAGCACCGAGAGGTATTCTTGCAGTACAGACTAATAACATGGAATCACTTGTTAAGTATTGGAAGGGTGTTAAAGAGAAGTTAGAGAAAGACCCTCATTATATTCCTATCATGGGTATTGAAACCGATAGTGGTAGTAAAGGTAGTATTGAATGGGTTCAGTTTATGAATACTCTTAAGGAAATGGATTATATTAATGTAAAGGATGACCTTAGAGATAGAATTGGTGCATTTTATGGAGTAAGTAAAATCTTTCAAGGAGATACTTCTACAAGTGGTGGTTTAAATAACGAAGGTATGCAAATATTAGTTACAAACCGTTCTGTTGAATTAGCACAAAATGTATATAATCAATATTTATTCCCTTTCCTTTTAAAGCAATTTGGTATTACAGATTGGGATTTGATATTACTTCGTTCTGAAGAAGAGGACAATGTAGCAGAATTAAGAAGGAGAGAAATTGAAATTAACCTTGCCACTCAAATTAAGAATTTAGGATTTGAAGTTGATATGGATGAAGATGGTAATTTCATCTACTCTAAGCCTCAACCAAAAGAACCCGAAGGTGGAGAGCAACAAGGTGGAGAACAGAAAGAAGGTAAATTAGAAACAGACCCTTATGCTGGTACTGATATTGATGCGAGTCAATTAGGACAAATGCAAGAACAAATGATGGCAGGTGGCGGAGGTTCTCCAACAGGTGCCCCACAACCAGCACAAAAAAAAACTAGAAATAAACCCTCAATGAGTGTTGGACCTCCAAATAGAAATTCAGGATTGCCGAAAGAAGCAGCAAATAACAATGTAGATAGAAGAACAGAAAGAGGTGGGATTTGATGTGGACTGATATATTAAAAAGACGAGGGAAAACAAGCATTATTATAAAAAGGCTTATTGATAAAATAATGAGTGATGGGAAGGGAAGAAACATACAAGAAATAATAGATGCGTGTTTTGAACATGTAAAATTACATAATGAAACACAACCAAGACAAGAAGGATTTAGGACAGGAAAACAGTCAATACCTACTAGTGGACAAGTTAGAATGCATTTACTGAATGGTGGATATAAAAGGAAAGTGGAAAAAAGAAGGCATCCTTTAGCATTACCCAATGATACTAGCACAAGTAATATTACTATATGGTATAAAGAATAAAAGGTGAATAAAATGAACAACGATATAATAAATAGAAAATTAGAAGCAGCAAAACAGAAGATAGCAGAATTGCAAAAGAAAGTTACCTCAGTTCCAAGAGAACCAAGACAAACAGTTAATACAATTCCTGCAGGAGTTCCGGAA